ATGAAAAACTTTGGGCCTTATATCGAACCTATGGTTTTGACATTTACCAAGGACACATTAACTCTTATAACTGGAAAAAATGGAATTGGCAAAACTATGAGTCTAGATTCAATTCCATTTACATTCTTTGGTATGACATCAAAGAAAGCAAAAGGTGATGATGTAGTTAATAATGTTGTCGGTAAAAATTGTAAAACATGGGTTAAGTTTGCAACAAATGGAGATCAGTATAAAGTAACACGTTATCAAAAATATACAAAATATGGTAATACAGTAATCTTAAATAGAAATGGAAAAGATATTAAAAAAGGTCACAAGGAAGTAGTTCCAGAAATTGAAAAATTAATATGTCCCCAAAAATCATTTATGAATACTTTAATGTTTGGTCAAAAGATAAAAGATTTCTTTACAGATTTAGTTGATTCAGATAAAAAAGAAATTTTCAGATTGATTTTAGGACTAGAAAAATATATAGTATATTATTCAAAAGTCAGTGAAGAAGTTAAGATTTTTAAAGATGCAAAGTTGGATATAGAAACAGAAATTAAAGTTCAAAAAGGAATACTTGCGAACGTTATATCAGATATTGAACGATATAACAGTGACGTAAAAAATTTTAATATACAAAAAGAATCTGATTTAGAAGAACTTGATAGATCAGTTACAAATACACAAAGACTTTTGAATAAATGGAATGCTGATCTAGAAAGTGAAGAATCTAAAAAGTTTAGAACTATGGAAGACATTTTGTCTGAATTAAATAAAACTCAAAACGAAATAGACTCTATTGATAAAGATATAAACACAAAATTAAAAGAATTAGATGCACAAAGAAGTGCTAAAGTTTCTGAGTTAAATGATGAAGCAAATACACGAAAAAATCAAATAACAAATACCACAATAGAGAAAACAGATGAAATACAAATACAAAAAGATAACATTACTGAACAGATAAATAACTGCAAAACAAAATATCAAAATAAAGATCACGAGATAGTTTTACAAATAAACCATTTACATTCACAAGTTGAAAAGTTTTCAGAAAGAGTTGATGAAATAAAATTTAACGTTTTAGAATCTGATATTGCTGAATGTCCAACTTGTGAGCAAAGTGTTGATGAATCTATCAAAGAGACTTTATCTAATAAATGTAATACTTATAACGCTGAAATTGAAAAATATAATCAAGAAAAAGAAGAGCTACAAATTAGAAAAAACAATTTCAGTATTACTTATAAGGAAGAGTTAGATGCTTTAAATAAAACACTTTCAGTTATTAAAGAAGAACTTACTAATACTATAAATGAAAGTGAGCAAAGAAAACAAGAAATTGATACCAAACTTTCTGAATTAGTTCGACAAGTCGAAAGTGTCGTCTATGATAAAAAAGGAGAAATAGAACAAGAGGGAGAAATATTAAAAGCTGATTTAGAACAAAGAAAATCCCAAATTATTACTGAAAAAGATAACAAAGAAACATCCAATGACTTTATCAATACTGTTAAGCAGACTATACAATCATTGGAGGGAGATTTAAAAGCTCTTGAAAATCAAATTAAAAATAAGAATGAAGATGAGTATGATAGAAACGGAACACAGTTAGCAAGATACCAAAATATAAAAGGTTCATGTGAAAAGACTATATTAGATAACCAAGAACAATTAGGCATAATAGATAAAAAATTAGCAGTATATGAATTTTGGAAAACAGCATTTTCTTCAACTGGAATACCGTCAATGCTTATTGATGATTCAATCCCATTTATGAATAAGAAAATAGCAGAGTATTTAGATTTTCTTACTAATGGTAGATACATTGTTTCTTTTGATACTCAAGACACAACTAAAGCAGGAGAGTTCAGAGATAAAATTGCTGTTCATGTTCTTGATATAGAAACAAAAGCAAACTCAAGAGTTCAGCTATCAGGCGGTCAAACTAGAATAGTTGACATTGCTACAATTTTAACTCTTGGAGATCTTCAATCAAATATTCAAAATGTTAAATTTAATTTTTTAATATTCGATGAAATATTTGATGCATTAGATTATGAAAATGCAACTTATGTATCAAAAGTATTAAATAAATTTAAACTTGGAAAATCTATCTATGTTATATCGCATCAGATTCAAGATCAATTAGAAGCTGATGAACATTTACAATTCGGAGCATAAAATGAAAATAAAGGTAGGTTTTATAACAAATAGTTCTTCATGCACATTTATTATATTAGATATTTATAAAAATAGAAACCTTAAAGAAATGTTAAAAAAATATGATGAAGAATTTTCTGAGTTTGATCTAATATATAATTATAATTATTTTAATTCAGATGAAATTGAAGAAATTAAAACATTTAGTAATTATGGAGAAGAGCTTGATTGGATTCAAAAGGTTTCTGGACCGGTTTACGGTAGATTTGGAAATAAATATATAGATATAATAAAGAGTGTAAAAGAAGGAAAAAATCTTCACTATATTACTGTAGATGAAGTTATGGATCTTGAACAATTTGCTCAAGACACAGATGGATTAGAATTAGTATATTCAGGACATTGGGAGTATGATAAATGAGTAAAATTCATATAGTAAATTGGTTGCTAACAAGGAAGTGTAATTTAGATTGCGATTATTGTGCTATAGTAAAAAATTATAGAAATAAACCAGAAGAATATCCTGATATGGCTCATTACTATAAAAACGAAATGTCAACTAACTATGTTAAAAGTGTTCTTATGAAGTTTAAACAACATAATCCAGAAGCATTTCATATATTTTATGGTGGAGAGCCATTATTACGAAAAGGACTTTCAGAAATAATAAATTATTGCAATGACTTTAATATTTACTATACAATAATCAGTAATAACACGCCACAAATACAACCATTAATAGAAAAACTATTTAGAGAAACAGAATATATTCAAGGGTTTACAAGTTCTGTTGATCCGGTTATAAGCTCAAATTTAAAAGGTGATAGATTCAAAAAAAGTGTTGAAGGCTTTAATCAACTCATTGAAATAAAAAGGCAGGGTTTAGTTAAAGATGTTGTTGCTGAAATAACTGTTATGAAAAATAATCTTAATAATCTAGTTGATCTTATAACAGTTTTAAGTGATAACGGAATAAATAGCGATATTACTTTTATTGATACAGCTAAAAGTTCATATTATGATTTTTCAAATATAACAGATAAAAATCTTTTAGTTACAAAAGAAGAAGCAAAACCAGTGATAGATAAACTTCTAAATAGTAGTTTAAATATTCACATGAAAGAAAAACTATTGCCGATGATCTATGAATCATTACCGTCAGATATGGATTGTGGGATTCAAAAACGATTACATAATGTAGCCATTGATGCTGATGGTTCTGTTAGATTATGTTTGCGAATACGTGGAGTTTATACGCCAAACCATATATATGCACATAAACTATTTGCAAAAGATGATATAACTAAAGTATCTCCATTTGCTGAAGTAGCAATTGCAAAAGATAAAAAAGATTACTGTAAGTTATGTAATCATACGTGCTATTTAATGAGTCAAATTATTGATGATAAACAGTCACAATCATTTGATTTAGTTCATAAAAATATTAGAGGAGGAATTATAGATGGCAGCTGATGAAGATATTATTTCGAGCGCAATTGATTTTTGGAATAAGCTCTATGGTGCCAAAGAAGCAAAAATTCGATTTACAAAAAAGAGTGATGGAACAATAAGGACTATGAGAGCAACTTTAGACTTCGCTCAAATCCCAAAAAACAAAGTTCCAAAAAAAGTTAATATGTCAAAAATATTAACTCTCCTTCAAAAGAGTGGAATTATTAATGTTTATGATCTTGATAAAAAAGATTGGAGATCAATTCCATTTCAAAATGTAGATTGGGTTGAGATTGGCAAAAGGCATTATATTATTAGACCTTATACAGGAAGGAAAACTTAATGAGTTCAATTCTTGATAAAATGATAGAACAATTGAAAACAAATAATCTAACTGAACAAGTTAGAAGTTTATGTGATAAAATTTATGAAGAAGAAAAAGATAAACAAATTTATAGAAAACTTCTTCCAAAAGGAGCAACAAAATTCTTAGAACTACAAGTTCCAGGAAGAAATGAACGAGAAGTTGGTTTTTTAGCTCTAGAGCGAGAAGATGAAAATAAATATATAATTGTATATTCTACTATCTCAAAGACAGTTGCAGAAGAAAGTTTAAATTCAATAGTAACTACAGGAATATCTCCAAAGCGAATAAAAGTGTGGGTAGTTGTTGATACTAACCCAACAAAAATTTTAACCAATTATGCACAAAAAGTGAAACTACTAAGAGGTGAATAGTGGCAAACAATAATCTTTTTGAAGAAATTGTAATAAATCCAACCTACTCAAGACTTGTTTTATCTGAAGCAATGAAAAAAGATTTTAAAACAACAGAACCGAAAGCAGAGAAAAAAGTATTTCTTACTAATGATTTCGTAAATCGAATAACAGACTCTCTAAGTTCTTCAAATCAAGTTCTTCCACCAAACTGTAGATACACAGAAAGAGTTGGAAGATATACTATTGTTCTTATTGAAGAACCGCCTTCATTTAGAACTATATCATTGGAACATTGTGATACTTCATATTATAAAGAAAATTTAAGAAAAAAAGGTGTTTTAGAAGCATATGGGTATAAAAACTTTAATAGGTCAGCTAATGCTAAATTTAATTTGGCGTTTCCATATGTTATTTACTTATTTATAATTCAAGATGGATTTAATTTTGTTGGAGGAAATGTTTTCTTTAGAACAGCTCAGTTATCAGGTTTATCTGATCTTCTTTTTAAATCTCCATTAACGAATATTAATAGTGACCAAGAAGTTTGTTTTGGCGGGGGAATAAGAGGATCATATCAATCTTTATATGCCACCGTTCAAAATACAATTTCTGTATGGTGGAATGCTGAATTTAATGATGATTATACAGCAAACTTTTCAAAATATAGGAAAGTGCCCATTATTAATAATTATTTGGAATGGGAATACATGTCCAAAAATGATCCAATGTTTATCTTTAGCGTTGATTGGATTCCTTATGAGAAAAATATTTATAAATCTATCCAAGAATTAAAATCGAGATACAGAATAAGTTCTGACCAAGGTCTGACTTATCAAAATATGGTCAGTATATTTTCAAGGCCATCTAGTTCTGGAATTTCAGAAAAAGTTTCCCCTAGATCAAAAACAACCCAAACTTTATATTATGATATAGCTCAAACTGTATATTTAACAGATGAGATAATTCTGAATGTTGGAGATCCAGTTGTTTTAAATGATGGAAAAGTTGGTTATATATATTCGTTTGTGGGTTTTGTAAATGGTGGGGATATCAAATATGTTCAAATAGAATGCGATGGAAGATTTTATACATTAAAATATAATTTTGCATTTAAAAAATTCATAGCAGATCAAATACAAAAATACAGATATAAACAGGAAATAACATTAGAAAATGGAGAAGTTATAAAACCTAATGATATTATTGAGATAGACATTAATGGTACAAAAGCATATAAACATGTAGACTATATTAGAATCTGTAGAAGAGGTGGAGAAAAAGAACAATATGAAATTAAAGCTGATGGTTTGTTTTATTTTGCAGATAAATTAAATGCTACTGTTCTAAATGTTAAGAATCCAGAAATATTTGGAATAAAATTGTCTAAGGATAAAAAGTATCTATATCTTAGACGAGGTACTAAGAATGGAGCAATTATAGGTATTAGTCTAGTTAAATATAAGAAAATTTCTCTATCCAGTAATAATCTATATGCAACATTTGAAACATTAGATAAAAGAGTTGGAACATATGAAGAACGTTGTATATTATCAAAGACATATACTGTACCACCAATTATTGATGTTGATGAAGTGAGACCTATAGACTCCATTTTTAGAGTTGGAAGAAAAATATATTCTATTACTATAGGTGGAGAACATAAAACAGGTCTTGCTTGGTCACATAGAGGAAATATATATTATGAAAATTATTATACTTTATCACCTGCTCCATTTGCTTCTATTGAACAACTTATAAAAGATGATGTATTTTCAATTGACGGTCCTGATTTTAAAACAGAATTTAAAGTTGGAGATAACGTAATCGTAGCAAACTGGTCAAATCCTATTGATGTTCTTAATGTCAAAACATTAATTGGATTTAAGATCGATTCATCTCAAAAAACTCTTTCTTTTGTTCTTCAAAGTAAAGATGGAACAGTGAGTGAAGAAGTATATATCGACCACAAATATTCACAAATAAAAACTGGCTATATAAGACGAGTGGTTACTAAATTTGAAAATCTGGAAGTTGGTACAAAAATTATTGCAAAGAAAACTGGGATTGCATGCTTTCCAAAGAAAGATGTAAATATTGTTGTAGCAATTATTGCTGATAGCCCAAATGAACCATTAGTATTATGTTCAAACGGATGCACATTATGGTATAGCACAATTATGAAAAACTTTGAACAGATACCACTAAAATCTAAAAAGTGGGAAACAATGAATCATGTCCCTCTTGATGTTAATAAGATTAAATTTCAATCTGGCGATATTATAAACGGCAGAAGTGATTACAATCAACATTGTGGTTATATAATTTTTGATCCAGCACCTACAAGATTTTTAAAATGCGCTATGCTGGATTTATATGGTACTGGTCAAGAATTTCTAACATTTGATAACTATTTTATGGCAGATGCGATGTTCGATTGTATTCCATTACCAAGAATTTCTGCAGCTAAACAAGCTAAAATGGAAACTATAAATGGTTTTTATGATTTTCATGGTGGAGTAATAGAAAATCCAGAAAGCTGGTTAACTTTTTTAAAATAAGGAGGATTTAATTGTTTAATATATATGTGAATGACAAAAAAGATGTATTGCCGGAAGATGATATATGTTATATTGTAGCTAAAGAGGGAATATATCTTAAAAAGAAAATTGGAATAATGGAGAGTATTGCTCCAGTTGATAAAATATCAACTCTAGAAAGTATTACATCGTCAGCAAAAATGCATATCAAAAAAATACCATCTACTTCATTTGCTAAAATAGTAGACTTTTTTAAAGAAGTTCATAAAGCATATTATAGTGAAGCTATTGTTCTACTATTTTACCAAGAAGACACACAAAAATATAGAGTTGTTCCTCCGCATCAAAAAGTATCAGCTGGAAGTGTTGATTATGATCGCATAACTCTTGATGGGTGGAATCTTATTGGAACCATTCATAGTCATGGATCAATGTCAGCTTTTCATTCTGGAATTGATGATACTGATGAAAATACTTTTGATGGATTACATATTACAATAGGAAACGTAAATAGTGCCGCTAATGATTTTAGCATTTCAGCATCAATTGTTGCAAATGGTTTTCGTGTTATAGTTGAACCAGAAGAATATATTGATGGTATAAAGAAAACTGTTGATATTGATAAGCAAGAACCATTTTATTATTCACGTTCATATAAATACGTTCAAGGACAAGGATTAGTTATTGATGACAAGAAAAGTAAAAAATCTTTTCGTGGAATATTTGATAAACGATATGTTAGCATCGCAGCACCAAGTAAAAGTATATCTAACCCAAATTGGATGAAAGTTGTTGAGAAAGGCGGGTACCAATGGAATCGCGGAAGAACTAATTTTAATACCACGAATAGATTTGGTTTTGATAGATATGCTGGCGGTTTTGGTGGAAACGGTTGGGGTGGTCATTATGATCCGCATGCTTGGAGCCAACGTAATCCTAATGCTCTTGAACATCAAGTAAAAAATCAAGTAATTATTGATAATACAAATATTGATAATGATGACTCAATACCATGTATGACATGTAAATATCGAAATGAAAAACTATTAGCTGAAGAAACATGCGATCTTGATGAACCAATCTATCAATGTACAAAATGTGATACTTTACTTAAAGAAGATGACCTAACTGAAGAGATGTGTTGTCCAGAATGTAAAACTGGAAATCATCTAATTCTAATTGATGATAATGATTTAGATGATAAATATATAAAAGACATCTCTTCTGTTAATCATGTGAGTGGTTTTTATACATGTCCTAATTGTAAAGTGAGTTATATGCGTGATGAATCTGTTATTGAATGTCCTTATTGTAAATTTAATGCTGATGAATGTGACAAAGAAAGTGAAACAGAAACACAAATGTCAACTGATTCTGGACAATATCTTGGTGATATGAATGATAATGTACATGAAACTGTTATAGAACAGGCACAAGGTACAAAAATTCCTGACCCAAAACAACAAACCCTTCCACTACAATCTAAAGATGGAAGCTTAATGTCAATGTTCAAAAGAGTATTCAAAAAATGAATAAGATGAATATTGTAATAATTGGGTTGGGAGGCGTTGGCTCAAATTTAGCTGAACGTCTATGTAAATTTTTGAATTATTCAAAAGATATTGAAGCAAATATTCTATTAGTAGATGGAGATCATTACGAACTAAAAAATTATGAAAGACAAGAGTTCAACTCCATTGGTAATAAAGCTGAAGTAAAAGCTATAGAGCTAGAGATGAAATTCTCAAATATTTCATTTAATACATCCACTTCATATATAAATGAAACGAATGTAGCAGAATCTATTAAAGAGGGTAATGTTATATTCATGTGCGTAGATAATCATAAATCCAGAATGATAATAAATAATTATTGTAAAAATTTAAAAGATGTTACTTTAATTTCTGGGGGAAATGAATTAACGGATGGCAATGTACAACTTTATGTCAGAAAAGGAGGGAAGAATATTACGCCAGACTTATGTACATATCATCCTGAAATTGCAAATCCTGAAGATAAATTACCTGACGAAATGTCATGCGAGGAACTAGCACAGTCCGCGCCACAATTGTACTTTACAAATGTAATGGTTGCAACCTATATGTGTTGTATGTTTTATAACTCAGTTATAAAACAGAAAAATGAGCGCTCTGAAGTTTATTTTGACATGTTATCAATGTCTTCAGATGCTAAAGTTCGAACAGTAAAATAGTGAACTCGAGTCACAAAAAACAAAACGAAAGGAATTTTTTATAATGAGTAGAAAATTTACCAGAGAACAATTGGAAGCCAAAAGAGACAAAGAACTGAAACGTATGTGCGCAAATGAACTGGGTATGCCAGGTATGAGCAAGAAACGCAAGAATGAGGTTATTGAAGCCATCCTTGCAAAGTTTGGTGGAAGCGGAAGCGGAACAGCAAGTGTTACCAAAGCTGAAAAACCAACTCCTTTGAGCGGTATTGAGTATACAGCTCGAGCTCATATGTCCAAACCAAACGCAGACTTTGGTTTCAAAACATCTACAACAGTTCAGGTATCTTGCGGTGCCAGTTCTGGAGCTTTTCCGGTTGCCGGCCGTACGGTTAAAGAAGTCGGTGAGTTCCTTCGGGAAGTTCTTAATGTGGACAAACTTTCAACAGGTCTTGTCAACGGTTCAGCTGCTAACGCAGATTATCAGCTAAAACCAGGTGATAAACTTGAATTCCTGAAACCTGCTGGCAGAAAGGGATAGTTGTAGTATTTAAATAAAATTGGGGGGAAGAAATTCCCCCCAATATTTCAAGTATGTTGAAAGGAGATTGTTTGTGTGTATAGAACTGTGACAGTAATTGGGTTAGGAACCCTTGGCGGATTTTTATGTAAACATCTGTCAGAAGTTGAAAATGTCAAAGAGTTGATTGTTGTTGATTATGATATAGTTGAAAGCAGAAATGTATATAGATCTGTTTATAAACCCACTGATGTTGGGGATTACAAAGTTAATGCTTTAGCGAATCTTTTAGATGATTATGTTGCTGTCACCAAAATAAAAACTCGTTACATTGAAGGAGAAACTAAACTACCAAAAAGTGACTTAGTAATAGATTGTAGAGATGTTGTTTGTGATAGACAAAATGAAATTGATGTAAGATTTTATATATCTCATAAAACTCTTATTATAGATTGTAGAAAGAAAGTAGAAAATATTTGTAGTTATCAAGGAGGATATATTACTCAGCTTAATAAAAGCGAAATAAGTAAGGCTGCTTTCTTTGCAACACAAACTATTTTAAGCGGACATCTTAATAAATTAATGAAAAATAATATGATTCAAAAAATTGATTTAAATTTAATTTCATCTGTTATGGACAAAAATATACAAAGCAGTTTAGAAAATAAAATAGATATTATTTATGAAATGGCAGATAATTCAAAACGACTTCAGTGTATTGAAGAAAATATAAATCCAATTTTAAATTTAAATAAAAAACAAAATGTTGATGTATTTGTTGGAGGAAAATCTAATTATGAAATATTGACAAGGCGTCAATTTCCAGAAGTAGCTAAGACAAAATACCATTTGGTTCCTCAAAATTCATTACTAACATCTGGGGATGTAATTGGAAAATTAACATCGATTGTAAAACAACAGCCAGGTATAACCAATTTTATAATTGCTGTAGTACATGAAAATGGTAAATCATATGTGGAGCTACTAGAAGAAACAGGAGCTGCATAATGAATTTTAACAAACCAACACTTAAAATAAGTTATGGAAGTCAAACAAATGGTTATGATATTAGATATATATATGTTGACAAAATAATCCCAAATCGGATTATAAAGAATAAAAGATTGTATAAAATTACTTATCTAGATGAATTTTATCATATTAATGCTGTTCATTTTTTAGTTAGCAAAAATACAATAAATGGAAAAGAGAACGTGATAAAAATAACATTAGATGGCTTTCATCCAAATACACTTAGAAATACAGCAAATGAATATTGCTTACAAGATAAAGATAAAGGTTCACTATTTATAGAAACTTTCTTTGATAGAATGATTGCGAATATTCATAACTATTATCTTGATAGTTGTATTTTTGAACCGCCCACTGATATGTTACAATATGAAAGAATGAGATCAATGTATGTACAACTAAATGGAGATGAATATGAATAAACCATCGGAGCTTGAATTGTATCTATTAAAAATAGTAAGGTCTGAAGTAGAAAAATTAGGACTTGAATTAAAGGAGCGTGAAGCTAAACAAATAGTAAATGCTATCATGCCACAATTAGATACTCTAGTATCAAAACGAGTAAAACAACATTTTATAGAGTTAGCTGACTTTATAAAAGTAAAATTTAAAGATGGAGGAGATTAAAAATATATGCCAGGATTGCTTAATTATGATGAATATTGTAAAGACCTAGAGGAAGTGACCTCTCTAAAAGTATTTGATAAAAAGAAATTTCATCCACAAGGATTATTCTCTGAGCAGATCTTCGGACCAGTTAAGAATTATACTTGTCAATGTGGAACATATTATGGAATATCAAAATCTGGAGGAGCATGTAGTACATGTGGAGTTGATATTGTGAATAGTGATGAACGAAGAAAAAGATTCGCAAAGATAGCTCTACCCCTTCCAGTAGTTAATCCATTATTTTATGATCTACTTTGCGAAGTTGGTGGTAAAACTTTAAAAAGTGCTATAGATCAAATAATGAGAAATGAGAAAAGTTATATGTTTATGGATGGAGTCGATCATGTTATTAGGACAGATGGCGAAATGCCTACTGGCGTTAAAGTTTATGAAAAAACTGATGCAATTCTAAAGTTGATTACAGACATTGCAACAGAAAATAAAGACTCTGTAGAATGGGGGCATATCTATAAAAACTTGAATAGTTTAATTTTAACACACATAATAGTTTTGCCACCTGAACTACGACCATCTTCATCTTCAGGTGGAAAGCATTTAATGGATAAAATTAATAGATTTTATGTCCAGATCTTAACAAAAAAAGATATAATGAAAGATACAATTCTTAATATTGTTAAAGATAAAAAAATATATTACACTTATTTTAAACAGTTACAAAAAGACGTAAATGAACTATATCACGAAATACTAAAGAAGATGGCGAAAAAAGAAGGATTGATAAGGGGAAACATTTTAGGAAAAAGAATTGATTTCTCAGGCAGAGCTGTTATCATACCTGATCCGACATTAAAACTTAATGAATGTGTTTTGCCTTATGCAATGATTTTAGAAATTTATAAACTTCCAATTGCAAAACGAATTATTGAAACAGGAAAATTTAAACTCTTAAATAAAGCAATTGATTTTGTTGATCGTTGTATTGAATTTAATTCTCCTGTATTGTTTAACATATGTGAAGAAGTAACTAAAGATGAAGTTTGTATGTTAAACAGACAACCAACTCTACATAAACTTGGTATGTTATCATTCAATATAAAAATATCATTAGATAAAGTTATAAAGATTCATCCGCTAGTTTGTGCTCCATTTAATGCTGATTTTGATGGAGATCAAATGGCTGTTTATGTTCCAGTATCACCAGAAGCAAAAGCAGAAGCGAAATTTAAGATGTCTATTGAAAACAATCTTCATAGTCCAGCAAATGAAAATTTAACAACTACACCAAATCAAGATATTGTTTTAGGAATATATTACTTAACTTCAGGAATGTTTGAAGGCGAAGATGGTTTTAAAATATTTAATGAGTGCTTGCCATCTGATCACGAAGAAATTACAGACGTAGTTGATAAAAGAAAATTAATGGAAATCTTAAATAACATTAAAGATACATATCCAAGTAATGTAACAGTTGAAGTATTAGATAATATTAAACGAATAGGATTTAAATATGCAACGCTTTATGGTTCTACTCTTTCTCTTGATGACTTCTATATTGAAGACGCTATTGAATTTAAACAACAGTTATTTCAAGGGAAAATTAAAGATCAATTAGTTGCTCTGTCAGATCCAAAAGTTGATAATTTTTTAAAAGAGCGTTTTAAATACTCTTATATGATTGAATCTGGAGCACGAGGTAGTTGGGATCAAGCAAAACAGATGTTATTAACTAGAGGATTTATTTCAAATTTTGATGGTGAAATTTTACCAGAACCGATTAAACATAGTTTAACAGAAGGCTTAAATGAAGAAGAATTTTTCTATTCAACTTACGGTTGTAGAAAAGGTCTTCTTGATGTTGCTTTAAATACAGGTACTAGTGGATATCTTTCAAGAAAATTAATTTTCACTTGCGCTAATCTTCAAATTGATGATTGTCTTGAAGATTGTGGGACAACTGACTTTTTGCAAGTTAATGTTGGTAGTGAAAGAAAAGCAAGAATGTTAATCAATAGATATTATTTAAATGATGGCAAATTAGATTTGATTACAAGAGATAATTATATGTCATTAATTGATAAGACTATTGAAATACGAAGTCCCATACTATGCAAATCTCCAACTATATGTCACACATGCTATGGAGAACTTTACAAGAGATTAAATAGTCGTTTCATTGGAATACTTGCTGCGCAGACATTAGGTGAGCGTGGAACACAATTAGTTTTAAGAACATTCCATACTTCTGGTTCTGCTAAAATTCATGGAGAACAAAGTGATTATGGAATGAGGCAACAAGATATTATTGGCGATTTAGCTAGTGTATCAAAAATGCTTCATAAATTTGAAGGAAAAACTTATACTGAAATAGTAAAAGAGTTATTTGCAGTTTATGATAAAGACATTTATCACGTTCATTTTGAAGCAGTTGTTGCTCAGTTAATGTGGTCTCAATCTACAAAATGGAGATTGCTTGATGATAGAGATAAAATCAAACCAACTTTCTATAGTATTCAAAGTGTTCCAAATAAAGAATCTTGGATTTTAGCTATGGCATTTTCAAATCCAAAGAGAAGCATTTTGCAGGGTATCTTATATAAAGGTAGATATTCTGGTATAATGGATAAAATTTTAAAAGGAGAACGGATTTCGTGACAGTAGAAGATATAAAGAACGATTTATTAAAGAGATTTCTTGAAGATAGGTTAGATAATTTTTCGTTAAGTAAACCAACATATCGTTTGGATAATCAAGAAACTTATATAGAATATTTTCCAGAAGATGCTGAAATAATTGATGATATCTCAAGCTTCAGAATTGCTGAAGATGTTACTGGAAGCATTATATGGGAGGCAAAGAGAGAATGAGAGATCCAGCAAGAATTGAACCAATTCTAAAAAACATAAGAGAGATTTGGACTAAAAATCCAGATCTTAGATTAACGCAACTTATAATGAATGCTTTAGCTATAAATTATGATCCATATTTTATTGAAGATGATGATTTGCAACAAGCATTGGAAGATTATAAAAAACAATTTAAATAGGGAGGACGCCTTTGAACATAATAAATCCAAATTTTAAACTTCAAGATGCGAATAACATCTTTAACTTAAGAAAAGCAGAATACGAACAGATAATACCTATTGCAAGGCAAATTCTTGAACCAGTTAGAGAATTAGGTTTTGAAATTATTGAACTGGAATTGCGAGATTCAAGATTTTCATCTGGCGAATTATCAAAAACAATAAAACAATCTTTAGTAATAAAGATTCAGAAGAATACGTCAGTAATAGATTTAAGCATGTTTATTCCAAAGCTGTTAGACAATAATTATATGGTTATCAACAAACGAAAAAAGATACCGCTATTTCAATTGTTTGATATCCCAATAGTTACTAGAGGAAACTCAATTAAATTACGAACCAACGTAGCAACTCTAATGGTTGTTAAACAAAAAGAATCTCCTTATATTTACGTTAGTTTTCTAGGAAAAAAATTACCATTATCATTACTAATGATGGCATACTATGGGCCAGATAATCTTACTGATCGTTATGATTTATTAAATTATAAAGCTCCTATAAATCCATCACTTTTTGAGTATCTAATAACAGATCTTTCTGAAATGCTTAGCGAGTCAAAAGGATATACTCAAGATGATTTTATTCATGAAGTTGGAAGAGTATATTCAAAATTTAATGCAAAATCAAAAGGTCTTGATATAATGTATGCTCTTGATTTAATTGCAAAAGTAGATGTTATGACTGCAAGATTTTTGCAAACTAATTGTATAATGGAAGAATTACTATTAGCTATTAATGATGAGGTCTATGATGATACATTATTTACAAATAAACGAGTGAGATGTTTTGAATATTTATTATTTTCAAAACTATCTAAGATTGTTTTTGACTTATGTTTTTCAAACAGAACAACAAAACAACCAAAGTTTAATATTAACTCAACTCAGTTACTTTCCGAATGTAATGTATCAGACATAGTTCAGTTTGATTTTTCAATTAATCCTCTTGAAGAGCTTACAAAATTATCAAGGATTAGTCTTCTAGGTCCAGGTGGTTTTAAGAGAGAAAATATTCCAAAACATTTAAGAGATATTTGCCCAACAATGTTTGGACGAGTATGTCCTGTTGATACTCCAGATAGAGATAATTGTGGAGTTTTACAAAATTTAATTCCAAATACTATTTTGGATGAAAATATGAAATTTGATAGTAAGTATCTTTCTAAACAACCAATTTCAATTCCTGTTTCTATGGTTCCATTTTTAGAACATGATGACCAAACAAGACTTCAAATGGCTTCGTCACAAATGCGGCAAGCAATTCTTTTAAAGAACTTTGATGAACCCATGATTAAATCTGGATGTGAACATTTATATACTGATCAAACTCAGTTTATAAAACGAGCAAAGAAAAATGGTGAAGTAGTTCATATAGATAATAAATATATAATTGTTATATATGACGATAGCCAAGCAGATATCTTTGATATTGGATATCGAAAAATCTATGTTGAGCATATGGACTTTATGAATATATATGTTAAGCCAGGAGATAAGTTTAAAGCTGGAGATATTCTTGCTGAAAGTAATTTTTGTAAAAATGGAAGTATTAATATAGGCAAAAATTTACTAACTGGCGTTATGGTTCATTATGGTAATAATTATGAAGATGGTATTGTTATATCTGATCGTTTAGTTGATGAAGATCTAATGACATCAATTCATTTTAAAGATCTATCATTTACATTACCCCCAAATAAAGTTCTGTTATCATTAAGTGACAAAGAATATAAACCATTACCAAATGATTTTGAAACTATTACCACTGGACAACCCTATGCAAGAATTAAAAGTTTATCTTCTGAAGATCTGTATTCAGTTTTTGGTGAAGAAGTAAAATTAGAAGCTGAGAGAAGTTTTATTATTTCAGAAGTAAAATTATATGCAAACTCTTGGAATGATGAAGTTCCAGAATATAGTAGCTGGGTTGAATCGCAAGTTAAAAAACAGCAAGATCAGGAAAAATTTCTTGCAAAAATATTACGAGATAAACTTTCAAAAGACGAAGCAAATAAGTTTATCAAAGAACGAAATCTTGATTTGTTTTCTCATGTGGGAAAATATAAAGAAAAGAAAGAAAAAATAAATGGTATTCTTATCAAAATGATAGGTGTTCATTTTAGAAAAATTAAATGTGGAGATAAGATTGCCAATCGCCATGGTAACAAGGGAGTTATAAGCAGGATTGTTCCACATGAAAAAATGCCGCAACTTGAAGATGGAAGGCATTTAGATATATGTATAAATCCTTTAGGTAGTATATCAAGGATGAATATAGGTCAGTTATTTGAATTACAATTATCAGCATCACTTGGAGATCTAAAAAAGAATTTAAGTAGTATGATAGATGAATCAGCCGAACAAGAACTAATAAGAGAATATCTTATTGATTTTATTAAGTTAATTGATAAAACAAATGGACAATGGTATAGTAATCAGTTTGTGGAACAATTACCTGAAAAAATTACAAAAGAATTTATTGATAGTTTAACATTAATTCAAGCTCCATTTGATTCTTGTAACTTGAAAGATTTACACAATGCTTTAACTTATACTGGAACACAATTTAAGCAAAAAGTTTATGATCCACTTTCTAAAGTAAATTTGTTAAATCCGATAGCAGTTGGTTATATTTACTTCTTTAGAATGGTACATATTGCTGAAGAGAAATTAGCAGCACGAGGCATTGGAACATATGCAAAAAGAACATTGCAACCACTCGGAGGCCGAAAAAATAAAGGTGGTCAACGATGCGGTGAAATGGAAACTGCTTGCTTAATTGGACATGATGCTCCAGTAAATCTTTTAGAGTTCTTAACAACAAAATCTGATTGTATTGATCTAAAAAATAATTACATACGAAGTTATATAGATCCAAATAGTATAGATGAAACCAAAGAATTAAGCACAAAACCAGAATCAGTAAAATTACTTGATTCATATCTCACAGTAATTGGTGTAGATCAAAAATGAGCGGCTGTCTATATAAATGGTATGTTTGGACTTCTTCGACTGATTCTTCTTATATATCTAAAGAAAAAGAAAAAGAAGATCCAGACATACCAGAAGCAAATTTAGATCCAGTAATGTTTGATCCGGAGAATTTAGTATGCTAGAAACACGTCATTGCCCAGAATGTGGGGCGGAAATTATATTTGATTATGAAACTCCAACTAAATCATATAGAATTACAGATGGAGAAATATGCAGAGATGACAATAATTTGTCAGATAATCCAGAGTTAAATCCATATTGTTCTAACGATAAAACACATAAGATCGAACCAGAAGATATTAAAGAATCCCAAGAATTTTGGAGTTGGTCTAATGGAGTATATATGGATTTTATTGATAGAGGTATATATGACCAATAAAACTTGTTTACCAGATATTCAATGTTCAGAACCAAACATTAATATTCCAATACAGCAAGTAGGTGTTGAGAATATTGAGGTTCCTTTTAAATTAGAATTTAGAAGTGGCGGATTTTGTCAGCTAAATGCTAATGTGTCAATTAGAACCAATTTGGACAAAGATACAAAAGGCATATCAATGTCCAGATTGCTTCTAACATTAAAACCATATTTAGATTTGCCTTTAAAGCATGTTCTAATTAAACAAATACTTGAAGATTTGCGAAATAATATTGGAAGTACAGCTAGTTACATGAAGTTTGATTTTAGAATGCCATTAATTAAACAGTCAATTACGTCAGACAATAAATTTCCAATCTATTATAAATGTAGGTTTGAAGGACAATTAGAAGATAATAATTTCAGATTTTTTCAAGGAGTTATTATTCAATACGCATCATATTGTCCATGTTCAGCTGAACTTTGTAAACATTTAGAAGATAATAAGTCAAAAGGATATCCGCATAATCAAAGATCGTTTGCAGATATCCTTATAGAAGTTCAGCCACCATTGTATGTTTGGCTTGAAGATATTATTGAAACAGTTGAAACAAAGATTAAAACCTTGCCATATCCTGTAATAAAAAGAGTTGATGAACAAGAAATTGCTAGAGTAGCAGCAGAAAATCCTATGTTTGTTGAAGATTCAATTCGTTTAATTTCAGTTGCTTTAAATGAAATGAATTTATATGATTGGATTGTAAAATGCAAACATGAAGAATCTATTCACACTTCTGAAGCAATAGCTATTAATTGGAAAGGTATAGCGGGAGGTTTTAGTGGGAGGAGATTTGTGTGATAAATCCATGTATCTCTTATGGTATAACGAAAGAAAATCGAAACCATAACAAATATCAGATAGAAGACTTACCATGCGATATTCAGTTATCTATTTTTCATTATAAAGATGAATTTCTTATAAATAAGGAGAAGATTCTTGATGAAATAGAAAAGAATGGAAATAAAATAAAAGTTGTTCACATGCCCCTTGATACTCTTAAAACTCCATTAAAAGAGATTGAGTTTTTTGTAAGTGATATATATGTACGTTCAGGTTGTGATAAGTATGTATTGCATCCTAACAAGGGAATAGAATATTTTCTAAATAACTATAAGTTTAGAACTCCAGAAAAATTTTGTCTTGAAACATTTGCATGGAAAAAGAAAAAGGTTTTTAGAACACCATTAGAGATAATAGATATTTGCAATAAACTTATAAACGTATCAATGACTATAGATACTGCTCATATAGAGCCAATATGGTTTGACCATAAAATTATGTCACATTTATTAAAATATACAAAAATAATTCACTTATCTAATCGTTGCAAAGAGTTAGGACCTCATATACCATTTAATCATCCAAAGGGTGAACTAAAGTTAATTAAATTTGTAAACGATTTGAAATATAGGTATAAATGGAGCGGAGACATTGTTTTAGAGTACATGCCAGAATATTCACATAAGATAATCAAGAATGTAATGTTTCTGAAAAAATTGGTGGAATAATGGAAAAATTATCTTGGGAGAAATTTAGCAATACAGAATATTATCAAGGGTTTTGTTATAGAATGCCAGGTGGAAACTTTATGCATAAAAGAACCATTGAATCCATGGAAGATTCAACAATGCAGCATTGGAGAAAAGGTGATCTAGTACAATTTTTTAATGGTATTTTACCTTCTTTAAGAGATAAAACATGGTGGAGTTGGTTTACTAGAGGAAAAGTTTTTAAAAAATTCTTAAAACAAAATCCGTCCATTAGAGATATAAGAATACCTTTTTATGCAATAAATGAATATGGATTAATAATTGGTAGATATAAAAAGACTAAATATTTTGATTGTAGAGATGATCTTAAATTTTATAATTACGGTTCAGTAATTATGTTATTAACAGGATCAAAACCTGGTCGTATAAAGAGATGTTATGGTTCTACTTTGTTTAATAAAATAAGTTCATATCCACATGAAAAAATTCCACCTCAGTTAAAACAGTTTGAGAAATTTATAAAACATAATGAAGATTCAGATGAATCTAGAAATTACTTTGTGTCTAAAGTTTATAGTTATTTTAACAAGTAAGGAGACAAATGGACATAGAAACATTGATGAAAATTTATATAAAAGAACGAGAGTATCAAAAAAATTGTTTCGGTGAATATAAAGATATGAACTCTCTAAATTTTGCCAGTTTTCTAAACTTTATAAGGCAATATCTAAATAAGTCAGAAAAAGCGTACGCTGAAAAATGGGATTCTGAACTACCAGGCTGGTTAGTTATGTGTGACGAAATGCATGAAGGAACAGGACCTGCAGATGCTTATGAACAATTAATAAAACTATTTGCATTAGCAGGAGCAGCATTAGAAACATATACAGAACTCGATCCAGAAAAATGGAGGGCGAACCCCGATGAAGGAAAAAAATGGAAATAAAGGAGATAGTTTTATGCAACCACAGGAAAATTTATCAAACATGCTTAAGCATGGAGTGACTGAAGAACGAGTTACTTTTAACGAAGATCAAGTAACCGAATCTACAGCTCCCAGCGAAGAAGTATCAAATGAGTCAATGGATCCAATTTCAGTTACTTCACTATCAAACTGGTTTGATTCAAATGTAAATAATTTTCCAAACATTAGGAAACCAACCATGTCAGTAACTGGCGTTGATCCTAATGAACAACTCATTATTACAGTTCTGGTATCTAACGAAGGTGGAGTAGAAAAACGAAAGATAGTTGTATATGATGACGCTCATATACAACCAGTTTTAAATATACCAGCTGTAGATATGCAAATATATAATAATGGTTTTAGAATTATTTATAATTATGGAAATGGTATCTATATAAAAGGATATGGAATAAGAACTGGTTTATTTACTGTATTTTGTTATGATATTAATAATATTCTAGTTCCATATGCAACCGTTAGGATAAAGAAACGTGACACAGATATTGATGTACTACAAAAAGATCCAGAGTATGTTCGCCAAAAACTTACTGAAACTCTTGACTTTGAAGCACTTCAGTTGAGATATAAACAAAGTGCAAAGACAGAAGGATTTAGAACAAACTTTGATGCTATAAAATGGCTAGTTGAAAGACAGGGAAGTATCGAAGATGTACATCATCATATTCAGATTGATAATGTAATTATTGATACTTTAGAATAACAAGGAGATGAGTGAGTAGATTAATTTCTTCTCACTCACTTTTATTATGAAATTAAATAAAAATCTTAAGCTCGTACTTCAGAATGTTTATCTTTATGATATTGAAGCATGCCATTATACTATTCTAAATAATCTTGGATATGATTTGACTGGAATTGATCCAAATGATAAACTTGGTAGAAATATTGAAATTGGTAAAATGATGAAAAAGAATCCAAGACTGATATCTCTTTTGAGAAATACAACTGAGTCAGTAATTAATGATTATATTTCTAAAAATAATATACTAGAAGATGATATTGTTATTAGGCAATATGATGGTTTGTTATTGACAAGAAAAATACAGCATACAAACATTGGACATATCCCGCTAGAATGTAGAAAAACATTTGAGATATTTATATCATCAATCAATAGAAATAAGTATATAGCATTGGATCAAACCTCTAAGGTAGCGATTAAGGGGGTTTCAAATCGGTATGAATATATGGATAACCTTTATCTAAAACTATGTAAAATAGTAGCGTTGGCGATTAAAGAGTCGATATTTAGAAACCTTCAAAGAATCAAAGATGAAATTATTAACGGAAATAAACCTGAGATGTATGCGGTTCCAAATAGACGAAATAAATTTACAATTTTTCTTAAGGATTATGGAGAAATAGAAGTTTCAAAAAGTACAATCCGAATAATGGATCCAAGTGAAATTGATAGGAATAAATATTTTCAATATTATATAGAGCCATTTACAAAAAGTATTGTATATGAGCTTGTGAGGTAAGAATGATTTTAAACATTGCAGCAGGAAAAACACAACCCCTTTTTGACGTTATTAAACATAAACATTATATAGTAAATGTTGATCTGGAATATTTTAATTCTGAAACCCCTGAGTTTATTGAAAATTATGCAAAACAAATAGAATCACAAAACGTTCCATTGGTTCGTAATACAAATGTGTATTGTAATTATGATATTTTTAAATTTATGGAACGAACAATATTATATTTTGAAAATGTTTGTATATATAGATTTCTAGAACATGTTTCATTTACTCAGATTCCATATTTTATTTATCTAGTTTCAACAATAACAAAAGAAGATAGTATTGTTGATGTTATAGTACCAAATTACGAAACTCTTGCTAAGATGATTTTAGCAGAAGATATTGGTGCAGAATCTCTAAGTAATTTTGAAGCAGATAATATTTTATTAACAACTGAACTTCTGAACGAGCCATCATGTCCACATGCTTCAATATGGACTCCGCAAAGAGCAAAATATTTTTGGGAACTTGAAGGAAGGTTTAAAGTTGTTAATCTAGATCCTCAGTTTACTTTTGATGGTAGAAATATTTATATACGAATAATAGCAAGGAGATTATAATGGTATTAATAACTGAAGGAAAGACTTCTCCTCGAAGGAATTCGCTTCATAGTAGAGTATATACTAGCACTTTTCTACTTAGTTTAGATTATAAAAACAATGTACATGTATTAAAAGATAGATTTCAGTCACCTAATCATCAACCACTTAGTGAAGAAGAAACTATTAAAGCAGTTGTACGTATATTAGTTGGTCAAAAATTTAAAGATAATCTAAAGATGTTTAAAGAAGGTCTGCAAAAAGAGCTAACAATATCAATACAAAAAATAATGAAAGAAGGTGTCAATAGATGAGAAACTCATTTCAAGAACGAGCAGCAGAAATGGGCCTTAATGATTCTCTAAGCTATAAGGGACTATTTAGTTATAGTGATCAGTTTGTAGAGGTTATTTATAGACAATTAACAACTACGGTAATATTTGATGACCAAGAAAAGCATAAAACTGATGGCTCCACGGTTCCGATAATGGGTATTTATATAAAACCGCACGAGCTAACTGATTATTTATACTGTGGTTATGTTTCAGATTTATATCAGTTTATTGGAAATAATATTCTAATTGAACAAATTAAAAGTGCTATTAATCAAGTTGGCCTGCCAGTAGTCAGTGAAAATCCTTTATTTAGCTATAATCGTGCAAGGATGCGAAATGAAATAATTATAAGCAGTAGTTATCGAACGTCACATGGCGATGTTCTCCCAGTTCTAATTGTAGAAAATAGCTATGATGGAACAAAGGCAGCAACTGTATCATTTGGAATATCAACTATATATAATAATCATCCTATAGTATTTTCATTTACACTTGGTTCAATGCGACAAGTTCATATTCAAAATGCTAATACAACAATGGCTTCTGTAGTCTCATCATATATGGAGATATTTCAAAATAATATACTTGATATGATTGAACAAAGTTTTCAAAGTAAATTGACAGCAGAACAAATGCTTGGAACTCTTGATTTAATAGAGAAAATTGGTAAACGAAAACGTGAAGATATATCTAAGCTTCTTCAAGAACTAAATCCATCTAAAGAAGGAGAGGAACCACCGCTACCATCTGCATGGCAAATGTTTTTAGCAATTGTAAGATATAGTAGTCTTGAACCAAATTTAAATTCAAAACGACTTCTTGAAAATGCAGCTGAAAGTGTACTTGTTATACCAACTAGGATGTATGACGTGTTAAATCGTCTTTCATCATAAACTCCGTTGCTTGGTTTGATTCCGCCAAGGGGAAAAAGAATTTGGGTAAGGTATAGATTCTGCCTTACCCACCTCTCCTTTTTTTTGGAACAAAATATAAAGAACATTACTAAAATTTTTTTTGTAAGGAAATTTATAAATGGTAGAGAAAAGCAGATATTGGACACCAAATCGTACTTATGAGTTTATATTAAAAATTGGTGATATAGATATCACGAATGACCTTCATAGAGTAAGTATCCTTTCCTCAATAGATGTTCCATATCAAACTGTAGTAATAGATCTTATAATAGACCCAAATGATATACTACTCGATCAAATATATGGACAAAAACCTCTTAAGTTAACTTCTAACTTACTTGCTACAGATCAGTATGTTATGGAGAGTATAGATTTTGAGCTTATGTATTTATCATCTGATCTCCCAATTAACCAAAAAGCAACAATAGCTGATGGAGTACAAAAAGATCGAGCAGAAGTTTCTATAGTCACTGTTGTTAGAAAACCATATAAAACTATGAACTACTTTGTTAATGATATTAGTCACGGAACAACTATAGATAATGTAATTCAAAATTTAGTATCTAAAACTGGTGCAACATTAAAGATGGATACAGCTGGAAGGAATACGCAAGTAATTGACCAAATTTTAATACCTCCAGCAACATTATATAAAACAATTATGTATCTAAATTCAACTTTTGGAATTTACAATGGAATGCCATCAGTTCATTGTTCACATGATAATGTAGTACACATTAAAAATCTAACAAAAAAAATGAGCGACTCTCAAGCATTTACTGTTTATCAATTTGCTTTAGATTCTGACAATCTAGACTTGATAAATAAAGCAGACAACGGAAAGAATTTTTATACAAGACGAGATATTGATACAATGTATAAAGGAAATTCAGTGTTTGGAGTTTTAGCACCAAAAATGAATTTTGTAGTAAAACCCAGAGATAGATTATCATATACAATACCAATCACATTAGAAACATTTGCCAAAACATATGGACTTATTTCAAAAAACAATAAAATATTTTTTGATAAAACAGCTATCTCTTCTGATTCTAGAATAACAACATATAAAGATCATACAGGATATGAGTTGGATAGTACTTTTATAAACTCTAATATTTCAAAAAATATAAGCCATATTACTGAAACGTCAGTAGTAGTTGAACAAAGTATGAGGTTATTAAACTTAATGAAAGTCGGTGAATCAGTACAACTGATCTCAAGGAATACTGAAACAGCACCAGTAACCGGTCGCTATATCTTACATAGAAGCGAATTAAAATTTACAAAAGCAAGAGATTGGTCATCAAGTGGACTATTGACTTTGATTCGAACTAATAGATCAGGGAAGTAGAACAAATAATAAAGGATAATACAAATTATGGCTAAAAGACCATCACAATTAAAAAATTTAACAAATAAATATGTTGCGGAGTTCTTACAATGTAGAGCAAGTTTTGATTACTTTGTAAAAAATTATGTTTATATAGAATTACCTGGTAGAGATGTTATTCTTTCGCCATATAAAAAACAAGTAGAACTTATTGATTTAATTGAAATGCAAAAATATGTTATTGTTTTAAAGAGTAGGCAGATCGGTATTTCTACTATTGTTCAAGCATATGCTGCTTGGTTATCCGTGTTCTATGATAATGTTGTTATTGGAATTATTTCAAAAGATGGTGCTGAGGCTACTGATTTTGCTAGAATAATTCGTGGCATGATTGAAAAACTTCCTGAATGGATGAAACCTCCAGGAGGACTTCTTGGTCGTGGTTTTGCTAAACGAACTGAACGGTCATTTATTTTAACTAATGGAAGTAAAGCATACGCTTCTCCAGTAAATCCAAATGCTCCAGATAAAACTCTTCGAGGTAAGGCTATTACATTTTTGGTTATTGATGAGGCAGCATTTGTTAATCACATTGAATCAGCGTGGACATCAATGGTTCCAGCATTATCTACTAACCAGATGCAAGCTAAAAAAGCTGGGATCCCATTTGGTACTATGGTTCTTTCAACACCCAATAAAACGGTTGGTATTGGACAATGGTATTTTAGTAGATATATGAAAGCTATTTCCGGTGAAGATATTTTAAAACCATTTGTAATTCATTGGAAAATGATTCCAGAATTGGCTGAGGATCCAGGTTGGTATAAAACTCAATGTGAGTTATTTGACAATGATCCAAAGAAAATTGCTCAGGAGTTGGAATTAAAATTCTTGCCAACTGAAGGTAGTTTCTTTGAAGCAGAAACAGTTGAGAAAATGCAAAATTCTGTCGAGAAGCCAATTGAAAAACTTCAATTGTTTAATGGGCAGATATGGAAATTCGCTCAACCAGTATCTGGAAACTATTATATTATTGGAGTAGATACTGCACCAGAACATGGTGAAGATAAATCAGCTATTACAGTATGGGATTATAAAACTTTAGAACAAGTTTGGGAATATCAGGGCAAATGTAAAGTAATGGATTTTATTAAAGTAGTAAAAGTAGCAGCTGCAACATATCCAGGATTAATAGTTGTAGAATCAAACTCAGTTGGTAATCAAGTTGTTGAACATATAAATGCTAGTGAATATGGGCATATGTTATATAAAGAAAAAAGAGGAAAGAACACACATATTCCTGGTTTAGCAACAACTCCAAAAACTAGACCACTAATGATCGACGCTCTTTACTCTTATATAACTGAGTTTCCAGAATCAATTAAATCAGAACGATTAGCACTTGAACTGACCGGACTTGTTTCAAAGAAAAGTGGAAAAGTAGAAGCTGATACAGGTTGTCATGATGATATTGCTTTAGCAACTGCTTTATGTATGTATGTCCGAAAATATGATCCACCAGTATTAATAGACTTTACCAGTACCCCAACAATGGCAGGAGATCTTAAAGATGTAATTAATCTCAATGATCCAGAAACAAGTACTG